GACGACCAAATGGGCCGCGTCCGACAGAGATTCCTCCATCGCATGACAGTGATCTTCGAGCCATAGAGGGGCGTCTTCGACGTCGCCGATGCAGACGACCACGGGGATGTCGAGCGTCTCGTACGCCCACAGCACCTCCATCGGCGTGCCGCACGTGGGCGTGCCCGTCTCCCAGCGGACGAGCATGCCATGACAGCCGCGGATCAGCTCCTTGTCCTTGCGAACGACCTCTCGTGGGAACCACTCCGCTTCCTCGGGGTCCGTCTCGTCGTAACTGTCCAGCGGGTCGATCCACTCCGCCTGGTCGAATTTTGCTGTAACGTGCTCGCGCCAGCCACTGGGATCATCAGCGTGACTGATCGGGCCCGAGAGGTAGATCCGTGGCAGGTCACGCTCTGCCTCAGTTGCGCTCTCTGCACTATCACCTCGGTAAGCCTGTGGTTCGGGGTCGATGCGACCATCGTCGACAGCGGTGGTACTGCTGTCAAGCGTTCCGTAATGTGATGTAGCCATGGTGTCTGTGATGTGGATTGACGACGTCAGCGAGGCTTACGCGATCTGGTCGATGCGCTCGTCGATGGCGTCCTCAATGGTCGTGACAGTCACGTCATCGCTGACCTCGCCCTCGCGCTGGGCCTTCTCGATGGCGGGCTCGGGGTCGCCAAACGCCCGTGCAGCCGAGGCAGCGTCTTTCTCGTTGACGGCCCACTCGGCAGCCTCGTCGACAAACTGCTGACTGTCAGTGTCGAGATCGTTGTAGCCGTCCTCACTGCCCTGCTCGAGATCGTCGAAGAAGTCATCAGTCCCCCCGCTCGCGGACTCGTCTCCATCAGAACTACTGTCACTCGATCCCCAGCCACTCTCGGGTTCGTGCCACGTGAGATAGGAGTACTGCGCGTCGATAGCCTCGGGTGCAGTCTCGAACACCTCGCTGGCTCCCTCTTCCTCGGGAGCGCCCTGGTCGAGCTGAGTCGTGTTCTCGATCGAGTCGGCGTCACGGAGAAAGACGTGTCCGAAATTCTTCGTGTACGAGCCGTAGTCGCCCTCGAGTTCCTCGGCCCGTAGTGCGATCAGGACCTCTTCGCCCTGGAGCTCGGGGTGTACGACGGGCTGGCGAGCAACGCGCGGGTAGCCATCCTCGTCGGGGCTGTAGTCGTTCTGTCCGTACCCATGGGGGTACTCGATCAGACCAGGGGACTTCTCCTCGGTGCCATCGTTGGCATGGCGGATGTACGCAGAAGCGCCAAATGTCACGTCCACTGCTTGCATCATGATCCGCCCTGCCTGCGAACCCTGGAAGATCTCGATCTCGTCGAAGTCACCGAGCGGAAGATCGAACTCCCCCTCGCCGTCACTCGCAGTGTCCACGGGCGTGGCGGGATAGGGCGTCGACGAGGGGCCAACACTGGTTTCGATGCCGACCTGCTCGGGATCACCACTTACCTCCTTGTAGAGGGAGGACGTGTACTCTCCCTCGGGGTCGACCACACGGAAGTCTCGCGTTGCCTTCCCAGAGTTCCTGTCCACAGTGAACGGGTAGTAATCGGGCTCGAGGTCGCGGATCAGTCCGCTCTCCGTCTCGTCACGGCCGATGGCTTCCCAGGCCTGCCCGTGCATCACGCTCGGGTCACGAAGCGTGAACGCGAAGTCTCCCTCATCACCCCAGTCGCCGCCACGGATGTTCTGCTCGGCCGACGTATCACCCGTGAATCCGACTGCCACCAGCTCTCCCGAGAGAACTGCATGCGGAGAGAGCTTCAGCGAGGGGAGCTTTTCGTACTCGGTCTGATTAGAACTGGACTGTTCGTTGCGCGCCTCCTCGATCTTGTCTTCGAGTGCGCCGAAACTCATAGTTGTGCGCCCGCATAGGCCACGTTCCAGTCACCCAACACGATCTTCACTGCCCACGACGACGTCGTCGTCGGCCGACAATGACTGACTTGGTGTGCCATCATTCGGACGCAACTGTCTGTACGAGACGACAGCATAAAAATCTGATGGTCATTGCCACCGACGAGCGCCGACAGTTTGCCCACAGATTTATATGTTTACAGTCCCTATTAACACACGACGTCGCTGGCAGTGGCCGTGTCAGTGACAGTACATCAGTGTTCCTTGTGGTCAGGAACATTGTTACAGCATGAGTCGTGGGTATATTGTTAATCAGTAATAACTGTGTACAGTGGTCCTGTTCACAGGGCCTCTGTCCATAGAGGGTACTGATCCACAGGGGGCCTGCTCACAGGGCCTCTGCTCATAGAGAGTACTGATTTGCAGAGCGTCTGTTCATACGGCAGCTGTCGACAGTAGGTACTGATTCACTGTGGTGGGGGCCACTTGGCAGTAATACAGACCACGGCGGCAGGCACAGTGCTTGACCTCCTCCATTCTCCCGATGCTGATTATCCCCGACGAGTGTCGGTAATTATAGACAGTTTGACCATCAAATTTTTACGCTGTGACCACCTACAAACAGTTGTGTCGATGAGTAGTACGGCACCAGACGACGCTTCCGATCCTCAGCACGCCTTCTGGGGTGTGTTCCGCCTTGCCGCGGCCAACTACAGTGCGTTCGACGACGAGATCGACAAGGTCGCTGCGGAGTACGCAACCGATCATACAGATCTGCGTGACGCACTGGCAGAGCTGGTCGACAGCCCTCGGCCGCAGGCAGATCTCGATGACGTGGCAGCTCAATACGAGATCGGGACCCACGTTCTGACGGAGGCAGCGGCGCGGTGTGCACGCGCGTTCAAACGACAGTACCCCGACCTATGATAACAGAGAGTGACAGCGTGGTGATGAATTGATGATGAATGGCACCGAGCGCCTGATCGACCGCTTCAACCACAGACACGATCTCGCTCTCGACGGCCAGACACTACAGTTGGTTGAGGAGATTGGCGAGCTGGCCGAAGCTGTCCAGCGAGATGCTGACGAAGAACAGCTCCGTGAAGAGGCTGCTGATGTGATCTTCGTGGCCGCATCGGTCAGCCTGCTCGTTGATGGGCGCCCTGGGGACGACGCGCACTATGTGGCTCGTCAGAACCTCCAGAAAGACGCCACGACTGATGGTGACAAGGTCACGAAGTCTGGTCTGCACGACTCCACAACCCATGAGTGATAACAGCGACGCCGAGGTGAATATCCAGATGTATAGAGCTGACGGAGACCCTACTGAACGCGCTGAAGCCGTCCTCGACGCCGATCGACTCTCGGGGAGAGTAGCCATCGAGTTCGAGTGGGGTGTCACTGAGGAGTTTGAGGAAGTTTTGCAAGACGTGGATCTCGATGAGTGGAAGTCGCTCATGGAAGAACGAATCTCTCGGTACGCGCATGAGAACATCGCCGTTGACCCCGATGACGAGATCAACTGCATCTTGATGAGCGTGCGCCCACTTGTCAGCGATGGTGATGGGGGTGAGAACACGTGATCCCCCGATCGAGTAACGCTGTCGAGACTCACTCCACTGAGTACGAACAGACCACGAGTGCGATCTTGCAGGCTGCCAGTACTGTCTACCAGTCCATCGGGCCGTTCTGCACGGAGGAAGCCTATCGTGACGCGATGGTATCCGAGCTATCTGGACACAACATTTCCGTGGTCAGCGAGCCGACACTCGAGGTGCGTCATGGGGGCATTGCTGTTGGCAACCGCCGTCCTGATCTCTGGGTTAGGACGGATGGCAAGTCGTTGATCGTCGAGTTGAAGGCGCAATCTTCACTGCGAGAAACGCACCATCAACAGGCGATCAGTTACGCCTATCTCAGCAAGTCGAAGCCGTCTTTGAAGAAGGGATATGTCGTTCTTGTCAATTTCTGCGACCAGTGGTCTGTCGACACTGCAGGGGTGCAGTACACGGTCTACCCCGTACGTGACGTACCCCGTGTCAGCGGCGATTTTGAGTATCACACGATGGAGTTGTTCGAGTAATGCAGATCGTCAACGACACTGACGAGACGATCACTCTCGAGCCTCGCGAGGCACTCACGATCTGGCGTGCGACCGAGCACCAGTTCGAGGGTGACACGTACCGTATCGAGATCGAGTCGATCCGAGAGATGGGCGTCGATCCCCTCGATCTCGACGGGCCATGGGACTTCATCGATCGAGGGTGGGAACTGGCCGAGGAACTCCGTGAATCGGCAGCCGATCTCGATGGGGGTGAGGAAACATGAAACTCGATGTCACCTATTGTGGTGGAGAACCATCATTTATCACGAACAGAACGACCCATTCTGAGACGGAGTACCGCTTTACTGTTGAGGGGACAACCGCGCGATTGGTGTATGCTCGCACCACTGACGGTGTCGACGAGGGAGACTATGCTATCAACACAGTGAAGCTTAACCACGTCCATGACGCCGTCCTCGAACTGCCGTTCATCGACCGCTGCACTGTCTGGACGAAGAACCGAACCGAGACGACGATGGAGGTCGACGATCGATGAAGAAAACTGATCTGCTACTCGACGCTCTCGATGTAGTCTTGTTCGTGTTCATGACAGCAACGATGGCACTCGGACTGCTGTGGTTCAGCAGACTCGTCGGGTTCGAGGAAGCCGTCTTCCTCGTGTGCTCTATCGGACTCACGTTGCTGTGGCGACACGGAGTGATCGTCAATGCCTACTGAGGTCCCTCAAGAGACAATACGGGAGCTCACAGAGCGTTTGCTTCACGAGGAGGGCTACGCCTGCGAGGACGTACTGATCGCGCTCAAGAAAGAGCTGGCCTATCGCAAGAGCCCGCGCGAACGAGCGGACCGATGATGATCCGACTACTCACAGCACTCATGGACGACAACGACACCCAAGCCTTAGAGCATCAAGAGAGCATCGTGGTCGCGAGTCCCGTTGACACGAAAGCAATCGAGGACGACGTCGAGGCGATCACGATAGAGACTAACGAGGCAACCTATCGCTTCGAGGATCTCGTTGGGGTTCTCGAGCGTGGCCCAGCGACCATGGACGGCCTGCAGTTCGGCTCTTTGCAAGTCGAGACGGATGAGCACCACCGCACGATCGATAGTGGTGGTGAGAGCGATGGCGAGAATTGAGGACTCTCCCAGTCAGCGGTGGCTCAACGGCGTGGTCAGCGACGATGACGACATGTTCGCGACTCCCAACCAAGGTGAGAAGGGGACAATCGAGATCCACCACGGCGATCGTGCGTACGTTGTCACGGTCGCTGTCAGCGAGGTGTCTGAGGATGAATAGACCTGCTGCCGAGGCACGGGCCGTCGTCCTCGGGGTGCTGTCAAATGAAGGGCCCCGCACTGCCTACGGTATTTGCACTGGCAGCACACTCGACGATGACCTGATCGATGCGGCGATCGAGGGGCTCGTCGACGACGGCGAGATCACGCGGGCGGTGAGTGGTCGTTACCATCTCACGGCTGAGTATGATCCCGAGGAAACGCTCGACAGCTACGACGCCTATGTGGCACCCTCGAAGGAGGACTGACCGTGCAACAAGCCGACATTGTGTCACGTCCGACTTTGTCAGCAGAGGAATTGTTGGGACGGACGAACAAGCGACTGGTCTGTCCCGAGTGCGATCGACTGTTGCCTGTTCACGCCATCACGGAGTGTGATCGCTGTGGGGCACACCTCGAGCTGATGGTCATGGTGGCTGCAGAAGGCGTGAACGGCTACGACGGTGATCGAACCAACGGTGATGCCGATGAGTAATCACGATGAGCGTTGCTGGTTCGACGTTCGCAAGCGGCCTGTTCGCGTCGAGGCCGCAGGGCCTTTTGTCGACCTGACTGCCGTCGAAACGCTTGAGGGTGACTTCGAGATCGACGAAGCGTACATCGCTGAGCACGGTGGATACTATCTCGTCCGCGGTGTCGAGGGCGAGGTCTATCCGTGTGCAGTAGACGTCTTCGAGCAGACGTACACCGTTGGTGCGGGAGCGGTACAGGAGTTTACCCGCCAGGACCTTCACGAGGCTCTGCACGAGTACACGCGCGATCCAATCGGTGTGACGCGTCGTCTCGACGGCATCTCGCTGAAATGCTATACGAACACTGACATGAGTATCGGTGCCAGGGCGCTCGTCAAACTGCTCGAACAGGAGTACGCTGATAACAAAGCGAACGATGACTGAGAACGACACTGTTGATGCGACGCTATCAATCGGCGGTGTAGACTGCGAGATAACCAGTGTGAGACTGGTGGACTGCGACGACCGCCGACTGACACTCACACTAACTGAGGATGGGCTACGGGAGTTCATCACTGAACTCCGACTGCAGGAGTCCAGCGTCGACGCAGCGGACTGGCTCGCTAATCATTCAAGAGAGCGCCATGGGGGCGGTAGAGGGGGGGTTGATCCAGCGCACCGAGAAGATAAAAGAAATTAAATATGAGTGACGCGTTAGATCTGTATCTCTACAACAAAAAGGTTGTGACAGCACGACAGACGGACGCAGAACTGCGTGCCGACTACGAACTACTGTTCGACAATGTGTGAGCACCCACAACTGACGATCAGGCACGTTGAGCGAGCAGTCAGGGAAACGTTCGACGAATACGACGTTGCGCTCAGGCGCAATGTGGGAGTGGTGAACCACAGTGGCGTGTCAAGCCAGGCTGCGGGCGGTCATCACGTCCAGTTTACTGTCCATGACGTCCGTGCGGCGCGGCTGTTTGAGAATGATGATCTTGCGCTGACGATCGATGGGTACCGCGGATGGCTCATCGCCCGTTGGGTCAGTGAGAGCTACACCGTCGAAGTCCCGTGCCAGGCTCCACACGAGTCCGCTGTCGAGCTGACAGTAGAGACGAAACTGTCGACCAAGCACGAGCCCATCAGGCGGATGTGCGAGCAGATGTCCGATACCCTCGAGTGGACCGACTGATGGCTGCCCATGGTATCTTCGCTCTTCACGCGGGTGCTTGCCGCGAGGACGAATTGTCCTCCATCGAGTGCGAGGAACCATGGCTGCTCGAGCGTGCCTACCTCGGCTACGACCCCGAACAGCCCAGCTATTGGTTCCAGTGGCGCTCTCCGCTGTAGCCGCTGTAGCTTTTTCTCACGGGCACTCCCCTCGGACACACTCGATCGTCGCACGCGAATACGTAGTATCTCGCCCACTGAGGGTCTACAGAGAAGTCGTGCGGCTGGCGGGGCCGCGTTCTTTCATGCGTTCGAGGTGCTCGTCCTCGAGCATATCTGTGTATACTTGGGTGACCTCGATGTCCTTGTGGCCGAGCGACTGCTTGACCTCGGGCAGGGAGAACCCGCGATCGAGTAGATCCATGGCGTGGCTGTGGCGGAGCGTGTGAGCCGTGATGGCGTAGCGAGGATTGTCACGGGCGTCGTGGCCGATGACCTCTTGGAGACCCGCGTTCTCGGCCGCCTGCTTGACCGTCACGTTGATACCCTGACCGTCGAGCGGACCGTTATAGTCGACTAACAGCTCATTCGTGGTCGCTGCTGCACGAAAGCCGTCGCGGACCCCGAGGTCGAGGTAGATGGCAAGCGTGTCTTCCACGGCCTCGCTGTAGGCTGCCCTGACGTCATCATCGGCTTTGGGACTGTAGGCCGTGATCACGCGGTTCTCGCGGTCGAGGCTGTTCTCGTCGATCGTGATGTTCGCCATCGTGCCTCGACGGAACCCCGTCTCCCATAACAGTTGAATCGTGAGTTTCGATCGGACAATAGGGTCGGGAGCGTGTTCGAGCAGTTGCTCCTTCTCCGCTTTGTCCACATAGAGGCGCCTGGCGTTTTGCTTCTGTTTCGATAGCGGCTCGGGGTTGCTGATGACCGCGTCCTTGCTGAGGGTTGTCGGGTCAGAGGTACTGCCGTCATCGAGGTCGATCACGCCGTATCTCTCATCGAGTGTGAGAAAGAGGTGTCTGACGCCGTCATATGTCAAGGAGACGGTATTCTCGCTGTAGTCCGCGCCTGCGACGTCGTTGAGGAACTGCTCGAACTTGACCTCGCTGAGTTCGAGGACATGAAAATCGTGCTCCTCGAGCCAGGCATGAAGCCGTCGCATACGAGTCCTGTACGACGTATAGGTGTTCTCCCTCTTTCGGGCCTTGTCGTCGAGGAAGGCGCCCAAAAGCCGCCTATTCGGCCACTCATTGCTATCACGGACGTCCTCGGGAGTGGCGTCGTCGAGGTCCATGCGGTCGCCGTCCTCGTGACTTACATCTGTAGTTGGCATCGGCATGGTGGATCACTCCGACCCGTTGCTGGACTGTTCCAGCTGCTCGACCACGTTCCCAGCCACCGACTCGTGGGGGGCCCACCAGCGCGTCTCACCGTCAACCTCGGCCGAGCGCAGGTCTACTGGCGCCTCGTCGAGTTGTTTCAGGATTCGCTCGACACGGGACACGTCGATATTGAAGTGCTCGGCGATGTCCTCGGCGCGCCCCGACAGGACGATGCTCTCGGGGCCGTCTGTGGGGAAGTTTCGCCGTGCTCGTTGCCAGTCAGCCGTTCCTGGTTTGGCGTGGGGCAGCTGCTCGAGGATTCGCTGGGGCAGCGCTCCGTCTTCGTCGACGACCTCATTCTCGACAGCTTCGAGACGGCTATCCATGTTCTGTACGCGATCGTTGATCGCTGCGACGGCATCACCCACGTCGTCGAGACGGTCGAGGGCGGCCTCTGAGACGACGTCACTCCCACTGTTAGTACCACGACTGTCGAAGCGCACGGCATGGGGATCGAGATCGCCTTGGTGGCGAGCGATGTACTCC